AACCATCTTTAGTTTGTTTAGATGGTGTAGCTGATTTGGTAAATGATGTTAATGATTTAATAGGATGTAATGCTTGTGTGCAAAAATTAATGGAACTTTCAGAAAAATATAAATGTGCAATAATTTGTGTAATTCATAATAATTTCGGAACTTCTAAAATGACAGGTCATCTCGGATCAGCACTAGCCAAAAAAAGTGAAACTATAATTGAGTTGGAACAAAACACAGTTAATAAAGATTGGGTTACTGTTCATTGTAAACAAAGTAGAAATTATGCTTTTGATACTTTTAGTTTCGAAGTTAATGATTATGGATTACCTTTGGTAGTTGATGATTTATATGATCCTTTAAAAAGTAATGGTTAAAAAAAAAATGATTCTTGTTGCAAAAAAACACAACACCTGGATTGATATTGTAATGTCTTTTGGATGTAATAAAAGAACTGCTGAGGACATCACACAAGAAATGTATATAAAAATACAACTCAAATTAGAAAAAGGTTTAGATATAATGTATAATGATGAAATAAATTATTATTATATATTCAAAACACTAAGAACTTTATTCCTGGACTTAAAACGAAAAGGTAAAAACATATCAATGATATCATTAGACAATGTACACTTAATAAACAATGATGTAAATTATACAGAAAGTTATGATAAAGTAAAATCAGAACTATCTAAAATGTATTGGTATGATAGAAAAGTATTTGAAATTATTAATTCTGGTGAAAGTATTGCAGAGTTTTCCAGAAAATCTTATATACAATATTATTCACTTTACAACACATACAACAAAGTAAAAGACAAACTAAAAAAATTATTATGAGCAAATTAATATATGGTATGACATATACTTTAAATAATGAAGAACAAGAATTAATTAAACAAATGTCAGACAAATTAAATAATCAAGATGAATCTTATTTTATTAATAATTATAAAGTAGATAAAAAAATGAAATTTTATACAATGTGTTTAAATGGTTTTTCAGCAGAACTTGCATTTTGTAAAATGTGTAATGTAGAATTTGATAATGGAACTTCATCTAATAAAAATTATTTTAATTCAAATGATGCTGTTTTAAAAAATGGCAAAACTATTGATGTAAAAAACACAACATATAAAAATGGAAGGTTATTAGTTAGAGTTGGTAAAGAAGAAAAATATGTAAACGGATATGCCTTAATGACTGGACAATTTCCAACTTTTACATTTTCTGGGTGGTCATCATACGAAAATATTATAAAGCCTACTAATATAGGTACATTAGGAAATTATCCTACTAAGTCATATATATTAAATCAATATGAACTTAACAAAGAATTAAATATAGAATAATATGAATATAGCTTTCTTACACCCTTGTCCAGTATGTATTAGTTTTTCAGTAATATTCTACTTAATCTACAAAAAATATAAAAAATGAAACTAGGAGATTTAATATATTACATTACAAAATATACAGGCATCAAATATATAGTTGAAACCTATCACGCATTTAAAGGAACTAAATGTAATTGTGATAAAAGAAGAAAAAAATTAAATAAGATTAAAATTAAAAGATGGTAAAATTTGAAAAAAAAGATTTTAAACTTTGGACAGTATTCAGGATGGGTACAAAACAACACATATCAGCATCAGAATTTCAACTGGTCTGTGAACTACACAGCAAGTATTACAAGCATAGTTTTTATAAACCCTGCACCTGCTCCCCTAAAACAATAAACAAATGGATTAAGGATTTAAATATTGTTTGGAATAATGGGAATCCAGAAAGTTAATCAATGGGAAAAAGCAGTAGTGATGATTTTAAACCTGGATGGATGGGATTTAAAATGGACTGGTGAAGGAAATACTAGATGGGATGCAGCAGGTAAAACCCCAAAAGGTTTTGATTGTATTATTGAAATGAAATTCCGAAATAAATATTATGAAGAAAAACTAATTGAAAAAGATAAATATGATTATTTAATGTCTTTAGATAAAAACATTATTAAATTGTATTTTGTTAATGATCCTAAAGGTAATTTTCTTTACTGGTTAAACACACTAGAATTACCAAAACCTATTAAAATGTATTGTCCAGACACTACAATGTGGACAAAAAGAAGATTAAAAAAAGATGTATATCTTCTAAAAGAAAACCAAGCTAGTAGAATAAACATAAACTTTTCCTAAAATAATAGTTATTGAATTTTGTTAATAACTTATTTAATTATATATTTGATTAAATAAAACAAACAAAATGAAAAAAAAATTAAACATTATTGGGGATGCAATTTTTATTGTATCAATTTTTATATTATTCTGGGCATCACTTTGGATATTTGCATAATATGAAAAAAGAAAAAAAAGTTAGACAGTACAGGTCAAGGCAAGGTAGATCTGATAAACAATATGAAAGTAATATGATTCTGTTCGGTATATCCTGTGCAGGTCTTTTTATAGTTATAGTATTGTTATTATTATTTTAAAATGAATAAGTATTTAAACTATTTAAATGATAATTATTTTAGAGAAATAAATCACACACAAATTGAAAGTAAAATTAATAAATATGAATCATCCATTCGAAAACGAAATCTTCAACGCATTCAGAGTTAAAGAAATTAAAATTAAAAAAGCAATAGAACTTTTACAACGAAACGATTATAAAGTTTATAAAAAAATTAAAGAATGATTTTACTTGTAGATGCTGATAGTTTAATCTTTGCTAGTTGTTACAGGTCAAAAGAAAATCCTGATGACAATCCATACTATGAAAACATAGAAGATGCTAAAATTAAGTTTGACCATCAATTTATGAAAATAGTAAATGACNTAGAAGAACATTATGAAATAGATAAAGTCATCACATTNAATGGCAGTAAAGGAAACTTTAGAAAAATTCTTACTTCTAAATATAAAGCTAATAGAAAAAAACAAACATTACCACCANTACTTCACGAAATGCACCAATACGTTAAAGATCAATATAGCAGCATATTTGGTTTTGGTATTGAAACAGATGACCTGGTAGCTAGGTACTGGTATGAAATTAGTAACACAATAGGAAAAGAAGAAGTAATGATTGTAAGCATAGATAAGGATTATAAACAATTCCCCTGCTTGATATATAATTACCACCACAAACACAAACAAATAATTAACATATCAAAACAAGAAGCATTATATAACTTCTATGAACAATGCATAGTAGGAGATACAGCAGACAATGTAAACTACTTTAAAGGAAAAGGAAAAGCATTTGCAAAGAAATATTATAAAGACTGTAAAACACAATATCAATACACTAAACAACTATATTTGTTATTCCAACAAAAATATAAAGGTAAAGCAAGACAGAAATACACAGAATGTTATAACCTTTTAAAACTAAGAACACAATGAAAATACTAAACTTATATGCTTGTTTAGGGGGTAATAGATACAAGTGGGGCAATGAACACGAAATAACAGCAGTTGAATGGGATTCAGATCTAGCTAGGTTATATCAAGAACGATTCCCAAGTGATAAAGTAATTGTAGCTGATGCACACCAGTACTTATTAGACCACTACAAAGACTTTGATTTTATTTGGAGTTCACCCCCTTGTCCTACACATAGTAGGTTAAATTTTAGTTTTAAAGGAAAAAGACAAAAAAATAATAATAACAGTTTTAAATTAAAATATCCTGATATGTCTTTATATCAACAAATAATATTTTTAGATAATTTCTTTGATGGTAAATATGTTATTGAAAATGTTATTCCATATTACGAACCTTTAATTACAGCAAAAAAAAGGGGTAGGCATTTATACTGGACTAATTTTAATTTACCAAATACTTTAAGTGGTGTTAAAAATCCTGATTTTACAAGATTAAATAAAGACCATACTAAAGTTATGAGTGAATATCACGATTACGATTTTAGTAAATACAAAGGCAAACAACCAAGAAAAAAAATAGCTAATAATCTAGTTTATTATGAAGATGGTAAAATAATATTAGATACAGTAATGGGATTAAGAATAAAACAAAATGTAAATCAAACTGAATTATTTTAATTATAATAACACAACTATATTATGAATAACCTATATCCAATAGATATTGCAGACAAAATAAAAGAATTATCTGGTATTAATGTATTTAGAAACACAAGGGAACGAAAAGTCGTTGAACATAGAGCATTACTATCTTACATACTAAGACACAACCTAAAAATGAGATGGACTAATATTGCCTTATTCTATGAAAACAATGGTAAAAGAATGCACCACGCAACAGTAATGTTTAGTTGCAAACAATATCCTACATATAAAAAGTTTAATAAAAAACTAAAAGAAGTTCAAGATACATTTTCATTTAAAGATAATTTAAACTATGATCAAATAGATAGAATACACTACTTAGAAAATAAATGTAATTCTTGTGAAACTAAATTAAAAAAACCACTAGTAAAATTAGTTAGAGATATTCCTGAAGATAGATTTGAAGATGTAGAAAAACAAATAGCATTACTAAAAAAATCTTGGGATTGGAAAAAAACTAAATCAGTCTAAAATAAAATTTGTCTTATATTACGTTATATAATAAAGATTGATTAATCAATAAAATATCAATTATGGATAAAAGAAAAAAAAATGGTGGTTCAAGGGCAGGATCTGGCAGACCAAGAAAAGCTGATGAGGTTAGGCTAATAGAGAAAATGGACAATCTAATAGATAATGACAAGGTAATTAAAACACTAGGTCAGCAAGTCTTAAAAGGTGATTCTAGGGCAATGTCTTTATACTTTGGATATAGATATGGTAAACCTAAAGAATCAATAGATATATCTTCTGAAGAAGGATTTAACATTAACTTTAAAGACCTTATTAAGTTTAAGTGATTGAAGTAAATAAAAAGTACAGTCCTATAACACAATCAGATTCTAGGTACTTTATAGTAACTGGTGGTCGTGGTTCTGGGAAATCTTTTTCTATTAACTTATTATTAGTTCTGCTAACTTATGAAGCAGGACACACAATACTATTTACCAGGTTCACATTAGCTTCTGCATATATTTCTATAATACCAGAATTTATAGACAAAATAGAAACCCTTAATATTGAAAACGACTTTCATATAACTAAAGATGAAATCATAAATAAAAGGTCTGGTAGTAAGATATTATTTAAAGGTATTAAAACATCATCAGGAGATCAAACAGCTAATCTGAAGTCTTTAACTAATGTTAGCACTTGGGTTATGGATGAAGCAGAAGAACTTGTTGATGAAAACATATTTGATAAAATAGATTTGTCTGTTAGAAACCTTAAACAACGAAACAGAGTTATAATGATACTTAACCCTGTAACAAAAGAACATTGGATATATTCCAGGTTCTTTGAAGATAAAGGTGTAATGGATGGTAGCAACACAACAAAAGACAACACAACATATATACACACAACTTATTTAGATAATATAGAAAATCTATCTAGTAGCTATTTAAATCAAATAGAAAACATTAAGAAACGCAGACCAGAAAAATACAAACATCAAATGCTTGGTGGATGGTTAGCAAAAGCAGAGGGTGTAATATTTAATAATTGGAAAATAGGACAATTTAAAAAAGTAGGTGTTTCTGTATTTGGTCAAGATTATGGATTTGCTGCTGATGAATCAACATTAGTAGAAACTAACATAGACAACACAAACAAAATAATATATCTAAAAGAATGTTTTTATTTAAAAGGTTTAACAACTTCTGAAATAGCTTTACTAAATATAAAACACGCAAAAAACAATTTAATAGTAGGTGATTCTGCTGAACCTAGATTACTATCAGAAATAAAAGCTAAAGGCTGTAATGTAGTTAAAGCTATAAAAGGACAGGGATCTATAACTTATGGTATATCACTATTACAAGATTATGATTTAGTAATTGATGATAGCAGTATTAACTTAATTAAAGAACTAAATAACTATTCCTGGTTAGAAAAAAAGTCTAAGACACCACAAGATAAATGGAATCATCTAATAGATGCAATTAGATATAGTGTTTCATATCAACTTCAGAACCCAAATAGAGGTACATATTATATTTCATAAATAAGTTATTAAATATTTTGTTTATAACTCTAATTATGTTATCTTTGATTATTGGCAATTAAGTCAATATAAAAAACCTAAACAAATGACAAAAAAACAATTAATTAAAAAAATCCAAAACCACCCTTTAATAACTGAATTGTGGTATGAGGATGACAACGGATGGTGGGCAAACCTAAAAGATGGTTATGTAAGTCATACTTCAGAATGTTACACAATACACGAAGTTGATTCTTGGGAATTTAGTTACCCATCAATTGCAGAACCAAACCAATATCGAAAAGATGTTATGGATTTAAGACATATTTGGAACGATATAAAAACTTCTAAAATTGATTGTCATCTTGGCACAATTGTAACAATAAAACAATTTGCTATAGAAAATCCAGGTGCTGCTGCAAGGTTAACTTAATTAACAAGGGGTGTAAAAACCCCTTTTATTTTATGAACGCAATTGAAAACATACACAACTTGGAATACCTCAGCAACTCAATAGTAGTATTAGAAAAACTAAAGGAATGGCAGAAGGCAAGACCAGAAAATAAAGACCTGGATAATTTAATTACTAAATATCTTGACATTACTTTTTATATTGTTAGACTTCATCAAGATGCAGTAGCAAAAGATATGATGATTAGTAAATATAGATATGAAAAAAATAAAGTTAGATTAGAACTTCAGGAATTAAAGGACAAATACACACATTTAAAAAATTTAGAGTTATGATGGGTTACGATGATTGGTTAGTAAAACAAGAACACGATTACAGAGGGTGGAATGATAAAGAATATACTTGTGATCATTGTGAAAAGCCTATAGATAAAAAAGGTTATTGTAGTAATAATTGTTTTGAAGCAGATATGATGTAAGTTTTTTTGGGTAATCTTACATCTATTAGGGTGGTCAGAAATGGCTNCCCTTTTTTTATTATCTTAGTCTATTATAAAAATCAATTTTAAATACGTTATATATATATGAAAGTAGAATTAATTATTCCAAATAGCTTGGCTGAAATATCTTTAAAACAATATCAAAAGTTTTTAAAAATACAAGAAAACAATACAGATGCTTATTTCCTGCAATGTAAAATGATAGAGATATTCTGTAATCTAGATGCTAAAACAGTAAGACTATTAAAATTATCTGATGCTGATAAAATAGTGCATATCTTAAATAATATGTTTGAGAAAAAGCCTGATCTTATTAGGACATTCAGATTAAACAATATTGAATACGGATTGATTCCAGATTTTGATGNAATGTCTTTAGGTGAATATATTGATTTAGATACTTACATTGGTGATTGGGAAAATATGTTAATTCCTATGAATGTTTTATACAGACCTATAAAAGACAAAATAGAAGATAAATATATTATAAAAGAATATGATGTTAATTCTAAAGAAAAATTAGAAGAAGTTTCTTTAGATGTTGTTTTAGGTGCAATTTTTTTTTTGTATCATTTAGGGATAGACTTGTCGAAAGTTATGATGGACTATTTGGAACAGCACAGGATGGACAACTCGATTCATCAACAAATTTTTCAAGAAAATGGGGATGGTATGAAGGACTTTTCTCTGGACTCGCTAAAGGAGATATTACAAGACTTGAAGATATCACTAAACTAGGATTACATAAATGTCTTTATGCTTTAGAATATATGAAAGAAAAAAATGAATTAGAAGCTAAAAGAATAAAAAATAAAATAAAATGAGCAATCAAGGTGTAAGGGGTTATTATCAATTAACAGAAACAATTAAAGAACAATTGCTTCAGGATATAAATATAAACACAGTTACAACAGGAGATATTACAGATGTTAATCTAAACAAACAAGACATATTTCCTATGGGGCATATTATAGTTAATAGTGTTACAGATGAAGAACAAGTATTAAGATTTAATATTACAGTTCTTGCAATGGATATTGTAGATCAATCTAAAGAACCTACTGTTGATAGATTTAAAGGAAACAATAATGAACAAGATATTTTAAACACACAATTAGCAGTCCTCAACAGACTTATACAGAGGTTAAGAATGGGTGAATTATACAGGGATATGTATCAAATAGATAGTAATCCTACACTAGATCCTTTCTTTGATAGATTTGAAAATCAACTTGCAGGATGGTCTGTATCTATGGATGTTTTAATTTATAACGATATATATATTTGCTAATGAATTTATCTAATGTAGAAGCTGTAATGAATAAGTATGCAAAGTATGTCATACAGCAATCTAAATCTAATTTATCAAAAGCAAAACCATATCCTAAAAATGGTGGTAATTTATATAATTCTTTAAAATATGAATTAGTAGATGATAGCCAGGCATTAATTGTAGAATTTTTAATGGCTGATTATGCTGAATTTGTAGATCAAGGTGTAAGGGGAAAAAACCCTAATGCTTTACCAGAAAATGCTAAATATTATGGTAAACAAAAAGCACCTAACAGTCCATATAAATTTGGTGGAATGAAAACTAAAGGACTTAGAGCAGCAATAAATAAATGGACAGTAAAGAAAAACCTAGATGGTGTTAGAGATAAAAAGACAGGTAAATTTTTACCTAGAAAAACAATGCAATATTTAATAACCAGAAGTATATATTTATCTGGTATTAAACCAACTTTGTTTTTTTCTAAACCTTTTGTAGCAGGAATAAAAAAATACGAATTAGATTTAACAAAAGCATTTATATCAGACATAGAAAGTCGAATGGTATATGGTGAAAAATAAACACAATGGCAAATATAGCATTAAGAAACCCACAATACAAATTTATAGCAGCAACATCAGCAACCTTGTCTGTCAAGTGTACAATAACAATAGATGGAACATTAAGATATACTTTAATTAAAAATGTAACATCAAGCACAGGGGTTAATTTTGACATCTCAGAACTCGTTAGGGATTATTTAAACATTACTTATGCATCAAATTATTCAATAGATACTATTACAATAGTAACAAGTTTACAAAATTATGCAGGATTAAACGCAACAGGCTCTACTATTGGAA